GGATCAGCCATTGCATCTATCTGTGTTGATTTATCATCTCCAACCACTTTGACCAAATCGATAAAGCCAAGTGAATGTGTGTGTTGTACAACATCTAGTAATATGTCTTTCATACTGTGTATCTCCTAACTTTTATTATAAGGCTATTTAGAGCTAAAGTCAACGCACTTGTTCAATTTTTGTGGCTTGTTTTTTTATAGTTGAAAGATTGCCTTGTTTTGCAATGTTTACATAGGTGTACATACTATCAACATGATAATAGTTACGGAACTCTAAGCCACACTGCACACACAAATCTTGAATAATTTTAATTGTGCAATAAGTTACTTTTTTGCCAACTACGGATTTCCATTCAGGTTCGCAATCTGCATCAGTAATGTGTATCATTGCTTCTCCTCCAGGACGTAAGATTTTGGCAAAACTAGTTAAGAAGTTTTTTATTTGTTCAATTGATATGTATGAAAAATAATCATTACTTAATATGGTCCCAACTTGATTAAATGGCACATGTTTATTTTCGATAATGCCAGTATGATTTAATGGTTTTTGCCTGAACATCGATGGATTAAATGTTTTGCCTTTTTTTAGTTTTTTAGCAATATAGGACTTTATATCATTTGCAGTAAAATTATTTGTCAGTACATACACGAGATTGGATGCTAAACAAAGTTCTGTGTAGTTTGGATTAGAAGGAGATAACACACACAATGGATAACGCCATTCTGCTTGTTTGATCATCCAGTCTTTTATAAAATTTTGCACAGTGTAAGAGTGTACAGTTTTGTAATTTTTAAAGTAATTTTCATCGAATCCATATAGTGTTTGTGCTTTACCTATATCATCGCTCAGCAATCGATGTTTTTGATCTGTGTTTGCCAGTTCTAATTTGACTTTTTGTACAGCACTATCAAGTTCTTGTGTTATTTCACTGAAGCCTTCGGATGTTGCTTGTTCTATTATTTCTATAGCACTTCGTAATTGATGTCTTGAAACCATTATGCAAATAATTTATCAAATGTGTTGTCTGCTTCCGAGGCACCAAGATCCCAATCAAGCACGCCAATAAGGTTCTCAAGTTTTTTATTGATCAATGTTGATTCCATTTCATCGTCGGCAAATGGCAACTCCTTGAACCATTCTGGAACTCTCAATTCATCAGTTGGATACGCAATGGAAGTATATCCCATAGGATTGTCTTTAAGTTTACACACGATGCATTTTTGTCCATCAATAATGTCCATGGAGTATCTGTCATTGTAGACTTTTTTCAAAGTGTTCCAATTTATAGCTGCCCTTACATGTCCAGGCATGTTTACTTTGCCTTTACGTTTTTCCCGTGAATGATATTCAGTCAATCTGTTTACACGTCTAGGAGATCCTTTTTCCCAACCAGGCATCTTTTTGAACTCTAATCTAAAGCCTGCAATAAAATCCATTACTTCTTGTTCATTGGCTCCTGTCAGCACTTTGTCCAACACATCTGATAAAAAGTCCTGTATGTATGCCGGAGTGTCAGAACGTTTCAAATCAAGTCCCATGGCTTTTATTTTATCTACTGCTTCACCTTCAAGATCATAAATTTTCATCGCATATCTTTTTTTGGTTATGAATAGTCCTTTTGATCCAACTGCTTCTCTTCCTGCCGCAATAAGTTTGCCATATGATGAAGGACAATTGAAGGATTGATCCATATATTTTGGAAATGATTTGTTTACTTCTTCAGCGACCGAATCATATAATTGTACAACTGACTCTGATGTCCAAGGCACGTTTCCAGAATCTATCTCACTCTTCAAAGGCTTATACGCACTAAAATATACAGAATCTGTGTCGCCATAAATTATTGACTGTCCACGATAATCATAATCGCCACATATGATTTCATTTGTCTTAGATGCCATGTGCTTAGTAATGCATCTTCCTGTCAGTGTGGTTGATTGACCAATCCTTGTGTCAAAGAATCTGCAACCTGGATTTAGTATTGCACCATATAAACTATTCAAATTAATTTTTTTGACAAGTTGTCTTTTGTCCCAAAATGCTATTTCAGTTTTGTTGCCTGCATCGATTGCCTTTTTCCTCTTGGCTTGTAATTCTTTACGTTCAGAGTACCATCTCTCTAACAGTCCGGGGATCACTCCAGCAAATTCATGTGTGAATATTGTACCATTTGCAGAAAGCATCCAAGGCTGATCATTGTTAAAAATAAGTTCATAAACTTCTGCCGCACTTAGAATGTTTGACTCACCAGTCTCCCAATCAATTGTAATGCTTTGTGCTCTGTCTTTTCTCATTACTGCTTGATATTCTAGTGATCCAAATTCTCCTTCCCATGCTCCAGCAAAGGACTTTTTTTCAATAGTCATCCTTTCTTCAATTGTAGATTCTGTAAGTGTCTGACGCAACTGTCCAACAATAGTTTCAGGGGCCATGTTCAACGCTCGAATCACAGATGGATACAGTGAATTAATATCAATTGACCCAATCCAATCTTGTAGTCCCTTTTTAGGATATGCCACATATGCTCCTGCGGCTGGATCCGTGCCTGGTTCACGCCTTACTCTGTCAGGCACAACCATGCCACGCCTGTGTGCTTCATTTATGATGCCTTGTTCTGTAACAGCAACAGCACCCATTGTTGTTTGTATTAACACTGTGTTTTGATGTGCAAGTTCATTGGACAGTGCTATAAATTTAAGTTTGTCATCTAGTCTGCCTAACAATGCAACGTCTTGTCTGTTGTACTCAATAAATTTTACAAAATCTTGATTGTACAGTTGATCCAACGTGCCTTCATAAGGAGTCTTCTGTTCACCAAGTTCCATTTTTGAAATGAAGTCCAAAGCATATGAATGACGTTCTTCATATGTATATTTCCTATACAACTGCATGTAATCTAAATGCACTCTGCCAATTATATCATATGTAACTTCTTCATTGCCAAATCTTTCAAAAGTTCTTTTGCGTGGCAGTGTGTTCCACAAACATAATCTTCTTGTGTCATCCTTGCTCATTACCTTGGATATTCTATTGACTGTGTACGGAATGTCGAAGCCTTCAGAGTTCCAACCACTAAGCACATCTGCGTCTTCAATTAAGGCAATAAATTTATCCAACATGTCTGCCTCAGAATCACACAGCATTGTATTTTCAAATTCTTGTTCGATAATTTCAGGATTCGGAAAGTCTTTGGGAGGAATGGCCAAAGACACCAATTGATCCAACCATTGTAAGTAGACTGTAATTGAAATAATTGGCGCCCATGCATCTGCAGGTTTGGCGTAGCCTTTTGCTGGATCAAAGTCAACTTCGATATCCAAGAATGCAACTTGTAGTTCCGGAGCATCTTTGTTAAGATAGTTCTCCTCTAAGCATCTAAATATTGGGTTGATGTCTGATTCATACAGTTTTTTTCCTGACTGCATGTGTACTTCACGTTTGAATTCTTTGCCTGATTTAGATGCTATTCTTGATACAGGCGTGCCATAAACTGATTTGAATTTTCCTTTCGGATCATCATAGTATGCAACATATCTTGCTGGATATTCAACATAACGTCTTTCGCCTTCTATCCTTTCGACCACAGATATCTTGTCTGTGTCTCTATCGAATAGTGCGTCGACATAACTCATTAAATTTGTTTTGCCACCGCTAATAGTTCTTCAAGTTCTTCTATGTCTTGTTTTTCTGCATCTAATGATTCTTTAAATGCAACTGATATTGCTTTTGTAAGCAGTGCTGGTTTTATTTCAAGTTCTTCTGCTACTGCTTTGACTGTATCCCTTAATCCTTCCGATAAATCTTTGACTTCTTGTTTGACTTTGATACCGCTTTCGATTACATGTTTTACTTTTGCTTGTTCTTCTGTGTTAAGTGTTTTCATCAAGGAACTCCTTTTGAATTTATTATAACATCAAATTACATCTTTGCAAGTGTTTAACCATGTATTCATAAATGTTTTTATGTCCAAATTTTTCTGGATGTCCACAGGGAGTGCTTGGACCCATCATTTCCCACATGCTTAAGCTAAACCAATGTTTTGGTTTGTTAAGTGCTTTCTCCAATGGAAAACAGCATCCTTGGAAATGTGGTACTGAAATTATTTTTTCAACTGCCCATATGTGATCAATAAAATCTTGCCAATGTGCATTTTCATTTTGATTTCGATAATATTTTTCAACAAACTGTTTTGGAAATGAGTTTGAATTAGGTTGTATTTGATATACTTCTTCCTTAATATGTATTTCATTTCTCATGTAATGGCTCCACATCACAATGGCCAAATCACAGGTGTTGTGTTGAAAGTATCGACAGATGTTTCTAAATATTGCCCTGTTGGAACCTCCAGAAGCGTATTGATTGTCCACCTGTGCATTAAGATGTTTGCCTATAAGATTAGGCCATATTTCTGGATCTGTGGTTTGGAAAGGAGTGCCCTCCGTATAGGAATCTCCAAAAAATGCAATTCTCATAAAAAAATTATTGGAGGTTGTCGTCCAGTTGCTTTAACTTGGCACGAACTGTGTCATAGTATTTTTTGCCGGGAGACACTTTAGATAGTTTCATGCCTCTGGCCCCTGGTGATTGTGGCTTTTTAACCTGCAAAGGAAAATTTATCATTATCTCAGATATCTTCATCTTTTGTTACTGCCTTTTGGCCGTTGTCTTGATCAGCTTCTGGATCAAAGTTATGATCTTGATAACCACTAACATTGCCCACTTTATATCCTAAACGCTTAAGATTCTTGATCATGTGTTTGGCTTCTTTGTCACCACCAAAAAAGTTAAGCATAACGTCTTGGTCACCCATGTTGGCATCATGCGGTTCTGTAGTTGCTATATTAGCCATGTTGCGTCCTAGTTTCATAAAGTCATAATCTGTTGAATCAGAATCTACTGCGTAACTATTTTGTGGAAAGGGAATAAGTTCACCTTCTGGTATAATATCTCTAATCTTCATCTTTATCTCTTTCAACTGCAGGTTTGCTTTTTGTATGCACAGGGCCTATTTCATGGCCATCTGTGTCATCAATATTAAATTGTTCTGGTTTATCCTGTTCCCATTGTGTAAAATATGAATCATCTGTAATAGTGTCTTCTCTTGTGTTTTCAACTGTGTAAAAATTTTGATCAATAAGATAACCTGGATTTGTGGTTAGTCTTTCTTCCATAAATGCGTCATCATACCATATTGTTCTATTGTTTGGATATGCAAAGAATGTTCCTTCATCCATTCTAAACATATGAGCACATTTATGCTCTGGATCCTCAGAAAAGTTTGTGTCCAGCATAGATGCTTTGTCTTCCCATCCAAAATCAATAGTAAACATGTAAGTGCCTTTTCTCTTGGTGCCATGCCAATCGACAAGTTCAGCACGACAGTTTGCAAGTCTGTTTCTTCTTTGCACACTAATATAAGAACTAAAACAGTCCCAATACATGTGAATATTCAATGGATGTTTGGGAGCATCTTTTTTCCACACAAAAGAATTTATTGGACGTCTGGTCCAGTTTACTCCATTGGGCAATAAACATTCAAACAATATGGCTCTGCGTTCCATACAGTTGGTGGTGTGTACATCACAAAATGTAAAGTCACCATGACCTTTTGTATGGTTGTATAGATACTCATTGCGGATGTAAGCCGAAAAAGGTGGAATGTTATGATTTAGATAAGCCAATTACCAGTTCCTACACGACCAATATCTTGCTTTGGTCTTTGGGCCTGGATTGTCACAGTTATGTCTCGCACGAAACGATCTACGTCTTGCCGGATTGGATTTTCTTATTTTCATTGTTTTTTCGCCGCGTTTTTTAGCACTGGTCCCGCCATGGCCAAAATTAACTTTTTTAATATTACCTGTTTTGGGGTCTTTGACGTAAACTTTGAATTTTGCAACATCGCCTCTCATGGGCTTGTTTAATTTTACTTTTCTACCTCTGTACTCTGCTTCAAGTGTGTTAAGGAGCTTTCCTGCAATTTCATCTGTGTACACAAGGATGTTGTCACCATGCACTTCTATGATTGGAGTATCTATTGCAAGTGCATCACCAAATTCGAATGTTAAAATATCACCGACTACTGGATTTTGTATTTGATATTTTACTTCATCAAAGTTCATTTTGTACCCTCAACAATATTTATTATATCTTGTACAGTGACTATTTTTTCGACTTCACTGTCATCTATGTCCACGCCTAGTTCCTTTTCAAGTTCCATTACAATCTCAACTGCTGTAAGACTGTCAGCTCCAAGATCATCAATTAATTTTGCTTCAGGCTTAATTTTTTCCACATCATCAGTAAGGATGTCTTTGATAATTTTATAAACTATCTCACTCATTTTTTCTTTTTTCTTGGTTTGTTTGATACGTTGATTGCTTTGCCTCTGCGTTCAGGATTTTTGTCTTTTCTGCGTTTTCTTCTCACAGCTGCCGCAATGGCTGCCTTGCCACCTTTGCGTCTTAGTGCCGCCGCTCTTGCCTTAGACAAACATTTCGGTTTGCCTTCGCTGGCTTTCCTGTCTCCACACTTGCCAATTCTTTCACCTTTGGTGTTGTAGCGATCCCAACCACCTCCGCCTGCGCCACCTTTTTTGCCTTTGCCGAACCATGCTCTCAGTCCTGCATGGTGAGATTCTTCTAAGTCATGTAATTCACAGGAATCCAACAAATGATAATTTTCCTTGAAATAAGTAACTGCTTCTTGTTCATTGTCAAACAGTTTTACAGGTTGATTGAATTTGTCTACAACAAGATATCTGTCTTCACGTTTAACACAGTTGGGTACACGTTTACCAAACATTGTTTTGAAGCCTTTTCTTTCATAACCTTTCCAACAACGTGTGCCTTCGTCAAGTTCAAATATAAATTCT